AAGTTTATATGATGCGTGTAAATCAAGTTTTGAGTAGCCAGGAGCTTCCCAAACTTGAGCTCTATCGGCATCATCAGCAGTTCCGTCATATTCACGAGCTGATGGTGACCAATCAGAATAGTTCTTATCATATGTTTTGTAGAATGCCTGTAATCTTAATCCTTTAACAGGTTTAAGAGTAACACCTAAAATATAAGATGTTTGTGGCATATCTCCAACATATAATCCGTTAAGAGCGTATTGGTATTCGGTTGTTGTGTATCCGATTGCTTGACCTTCGGAATTATAATCAGTTTCCTGATAAGTTCCTTCAGCATCACCATCGAATTTCCAATTACCGAATGAAGCAATGAAATCAAGTTCAACCATATCATTTGGTTTCACTTTAGTTTCAACTTCAAGACCTTGATGCTTTTGATTTACACCTCTTAGGAAGATAATATCAGTATCACCTGATGAACCTTGACCTGTTGTTACAGATTTTGTAAGGTTTCTATCTTGCCAATCAGTATCATAAGCACTTACTCTAACTCCAAGTTTCTGTGTACCGAAGTTTGCACCAATCTCATTGTGTGCGAACTTTTCGTTCGCTGGGTCTGATGCAACTGTACCATCAAAGTAGATAACATTATCTAATATAGGAGCTTTTTCTACAAGTCCTGTGTTAATGAATAATCCAAGATTATCATTTATATTATATAATGCACCACCTTTAACTTGGTAAGTTTGTATTGGGTCTGCAGAAATTAACTCTTGTTCAACGGTAAACCAATCTTGATATGTGTACTCAATAGATGAGATTCCACCCATACCATAAAGATTTAGTTTATCAGTAGTGTAGTTTGCCTGAACAAATCCACCTAACCAATCTACAGTTGTTTCATTGTGATAAGCAATTATATCACCTAATCCAACTTTTTTACCATCTTCAAAGTTATCGTCTGCATAATCAACATAGTAATCACCACCTAATAAATCACGAACTTCACGAGCGTGTTCTATTTTAGCAGTTCTCCAATCGATACCAGTTTGTAGTTCTAAATTATCATTTACTTTATAATTTAATTTAGAAATCAAACCATATGTATCTTGTCTGTTAATAGAATTTCTAAGAATTCCTGTTGAACGATTTTCAGATGTTGAGAAGTTCTCGTCAATGTTATCAGAATTTTGTGCAATTTCTGCATTCCAATCCCATTGCCAAGGTGAACTTGCATACCATCTTTCTCCTTCAACTGCTGGTGTTCTTGATACACTACCATATGTACCAGTACCACCACCTGAACCACCACTCCAATATAAAACAGAACTTAATCTTGTTTTATCATTGATAGTTAAGAAGTGATTTAAATTCACTAATGGTTTGTGGAAGAAGTTTTCTCTTTCGTTCAAAAAGTTCTTATTGAATCTATTTGTCGTGTTTGCTCCATACATATACCAATATTGTTTTCCGGTATAAGATGGGTCAATAGGTGCGACATTTTGATTGAACAATCTACCCGCTTCAGTTTCGAATTTGTTACCTTCTGCAAATGCATCAGTATCATATCCTTCAATATCACCAGCTAACTCTTGTGAGTAAGTAGCAATATTCTGTTTGTATAGATTTTGTCCATGTCTTTGTGGAGCACCGATTGCATAAAGCTCGAACCTTTGTTTATCACTTACAGCATATGAACTACCAAAGTAGTATGCCCAAGCGTCAGTCCAAGTTCCATCGATTATTCCATCACCAGTTTTACGAACAATTGTCCCACTTAAAGCTAACTTGTCATTTAATAATAGACCAGTATTGTAGTTAAAAGTAGTTTTAAGAAAACCACCTTCACCAGCTTCTTGTTTGAACTTCCCACCCTTTTCAAATGATGTTGGGTCGGTAATTATATTCATAGTTCCACCAATAGAAGGTGTTGCCAGATTGACTGCAGATAATCCTCTTTGAACTTGGATAGATTGTGCAACATCTGCTACACCATCCCAATTAGACCAGTATACCCAGCCATTTTCCATGTCGTTTTGAGGAACACCGTTAATCATTACTGCAACATTTCTTTGATTAAAACCACGAATGTTGATACGAGCATCACCCGCACCACCACCTTGTTGAGTAGCGTAAACACTTGGTGTTGTGTTAAGAATCATTGGAATATCTTGAGAACCTAATCTCAAGTCCATTTCTTCTTTAGTAACATTAGTGTATGCCACAGGTGTTGTTACAGATGCACGAGATGCTAACACCTCTACATCTGATAGGGAAACCACATTAATATCCATAATGAAATTTAATGTAGCCATACCCTCTCCAACTACAACTGATTGTGTTAGAGAAGAGTAACCAATGAAAGAAGCAGTTACATCGTAGGTTCCTGCTGGAATGTCAATGTGTGCGATACCTACTTCATTCGATACTGCACCCATATTAGTTCCAACAACTACAACATTAGCTCCCTCAAGTGGATTTGAGTCAACATCAGTAATAACAGCGTGAATAGATTGTGAGAACAATCCAGTCATAAGTACTACTGATGCGATAAGATTACGATAATTCATAATCATCTCCTTGTTGTTTACTTGTGAATGACACATTTTTATCCTGGTGTGTCGTCTGCCAGCGGTATGTGAATCTTTTAACCATTTGCAAATTCTTGGTCGTCGTTATCCCCAGTCAAACTTGGTATTTCACAAGAGTCATTGTTACAGAATTTATCTATTTCTGCTTCTTCGTTTTTAATTACTCCAAAGTTCAACTTACCTAATTTTTTAATTTGTTTATTATACTCTTTTTCCTCAATTGCTTCATAAGGCATTTGTGGATATGCTCCCCAATCGTGTCTTGGTAGTAATGATATACCCTTTAGATGATATTGGAAATAATTCAATACATTTGGTATTTCATCTCCTTCCTTTTCAGGATTGAATGTTACGGTACAACTTACTTGGTTATCAGCCCAATGTCTTTGTAGGAATGAAGCTAATGAGAATTGTTCCCATATGGATAACTCTTCTGCAGTTCTGATTCCCTCACCAACATCTACTGGTACTTCAACTACTAATGTTGAATCCTCTGAACCAAAGGCAGGTTCAATTTTATAACCTGCCTTTTTCAAAGGTTCTATTAGTTCCGAATTAATTGATAACCTAATTCTTCTGATATAAAATCTTGATTCAGGATAATGTAAACCTGGTGTAGAACCTGCTAATAATGATACAGTTCCACTTGGTTTTACACTTGTGGTTTTGATACTCTTTGGTATTGCAAACCAATCTGAGTAAACATCATCCCATTCTTGTATATGGTCATATCCGTCTTCTAACCAAGTTTTTAACTCATTTAATCCTCTATGTGTAATAAACTGAGCAACACCACTTACACTACATCCAATTCTTCTGTTTCTTAACATCACTCTGTTTGTATCACTCCAATGAGTTCTACCGAGTGTAACGGTTTTTGCATATAGATAAGCATATTTTAGTGTTCGTTTATAATCTTCTAAATCGTCGTGATTATCTGGAAAGGTTTCCACTAAACAACATAGTTCATAACTTTCTAATGTTTGTTCCAAACAAGGATTACCACCCATTGCTCTATGGTCTTTATCATCACCACCATTCTTCATTCTTGAATAGTGTCTCATGTTTTCTAACCAAGCTAAACCTGGTTCTCCATTATCTACGATTCGTTTTGAAACTTCTGTATAATCCATACCGAGTTCTGCAAATATTGAATTGTTTGATGTCCAACCATATTGGTCTCTGTGTGGATTTACTTTATAGTTTTTTAAATCTAAATATTCTTCTGAATGTGGGTCTCCAAATACAATCTCAGCAGTTCTTCTAACATTACCTGCTACAACACATTTACCGATTAGATTCATAATATCTACAATGGTTGTGATTGTGATTGGTTCTCCACTATTCTTTTCTAATACTTTTCTAATATCTCCGTGAACTTCTTCCAATGGTTCTGGTCCTGATGATACTCCACCAAATCCTTTAATTGGTTCACCTGCTAATCTAAGTAAACTATAATCAAAATTAACTATTGGTGTTTTGTGGAAATAACTTTCTAATAATAATCTTAGTGATTCCACCCAACCTTCTCTTGTATCTGGTATTTCATAAGTAGTTTCTCTATTTTTATCAACACCTTTAACGATAATTTCCCCCGCTCCTTTAGTGTCAAATCCTACTCCAACTCCTAACATACTTGCATCCATTAAGAAACAAAATGGTTTTGCGTAATCATCTTTGATTGTTTTTGTGGATACAAATGCACAATTATTTAGTGCGGCATACAATCCTTTTTCTTCTGTGATTGCTGTTCCCATCGCCCATAAACCACGACCTGGTGGTAAGAACTTCATATTGAAAATTCTATCATACATTTCTTGTGCTGATTTTTGTGCTTGCCATGGATTCCAACCTAATTGATGTGATTCAATCCAATTCATTTGCATTGAATAAGTTCCCTCTACAACTCTTTGTACGGTTTCCCACCATCTCTCATTTTTACCATCCTCTTTGATACGAGAATAGGTTCTCATATAAACTAACTCACCTAATCCATTAAAACCGAATGGTGCTTTCTTTCTTTTGTACTTACTTACAAAATTTTCTGATAACTTAAACTTATGTTCTCCCATTGTAACAAACTCCTTATTTGTAAACTATTTTATTAACCTTCTCGTATTATATGTATGATATATATGGCGGAATATTCCCGAATATATACAATTTCTTAGAAGTTTAAAAAGATTTTCTTAGAAGTTTTATTCAAACCCCTCACCATCAAAATCTTTCTTCTTCTGTGCCAATGTTTTTCTAATATATTCATCAGCATTATTCATTTTTCCTTGTACTTCTTTACCACCTTGAGTGTTGGTTTCATAAATCTGAATGAAACCTGTATTGGTATTTATGGTTGCTGGAAAGGTTATTCCATCTGGCCCAAATCTATTTTTAATCACATGAAAACGACCTGTGTTTGCTATCTTATCTTCCACTTTTCTACTCATACTCATAACAAAATCAGCTGTCATCACCTTTGAATAGTCTTCTGATACTTTACTTGCATCAATCACATCTTCCTCTAATGATGAACGATTTGCTTGTGAAGCAGTCCATATCGGTATATCAAATTCACCACCCATTCCCCTTAACTCTTCATACACATGACCTATTTGATGTCTTTTTTCTGTGAAGTGTTGTGTTGATTTCATAATATCTGCATAATCCACAATAACCATATCAGGTTTGATACCTTGTAATACACATTGTTGTAAATGTGCAGTTAAAGTGTTTACACTTGCAGTTCTTGTTGGATAATATTTTATTATCAACTCACCTTTTAATTTATTTATCTTACTTAAAACTTCTTCTTTATAATATTGTAAGTTACCTGTTGGTTGTCCACTTACTATTGTATCATATCTTAACCCTACATATTGAGCATTTAACTCTAATGTATAATGAATTACAGTCAATCCTTTTGCAACTGCATGTGCACCAATAGCCTGAAGTGTCCATGATTTACCAATACCAGCAGGTGCAACTACAACTCCAAGTTCACCACCAGCTAATCCACCATCCATTAAATCATTAACACTATCCCATTGTGTTGGCATAGTATTTCTTGATTGTTGGTTCATTCGTTCTTCAAAACCTGTAATGTATTCGTGTCCAATATCTCTCTCCATACCAGCGGTCATGGCTTTATCTATAATGGTTTTTATTTCATCATACTTCTGTACTTCTAACAATTCTACCGAATCCATAATAGCATTCTTAACAACTTGATTCTTACAAAACTCTAATGTTTTTTCTTGAACAAATTCTAAATCATTACTCTCACGATGTTGCCATGCATTTCTTAAACTATCTACAATAGCTGTTTTTAATGCACCATTCTCTACATCATCAATCAGAACTTTGATTGCTTCCATTGTTGGATTTTTTTTATATTTGGAAAAATAATCCTTGATAGAACTAATCAAGAATTTATTACTATCGGAATCAAAATACCCCACTTCTAAAATATCAATAACTTGTTTGGTAAACTTGTTATCCACAAGAAGTGATGTAATTATCTTACTTTGAAAACCAGTACCATATTTTACTAATGATTCACTCATACTCATATATATAACTATAACTTTCCTTGCTCATAATTCAATTTATTTTCTCCAAATCCAAATTGGTTCACCGAATGCAGTGTTTTGTGTTTCTTGTGTTTTTTCTTTTAACTCTTCATTGAAATATTCACTCTTGGCATTTCCTGCACCACCACTATTGAATCGTTTGGTCATTTCCATTCCTATACATCCAGCGTATTTTAATCCCTTTGATTTTAGAAAATCATTCATTGGATTACAGATTTCATAATAACCTTTATCTTTTGGATTGTATACATCTGCAATATTAATTGCAAGTATCCCATCTTTCTTTAATGTAGGAATTAACTTCTCAAGTGTTTTGTGTAAGAAGTTTTTATTCCAACTATCAATATCTTTATATCTTATATAACTTTGTGTATCTTCATCTGAATATTTCTCTACATTGAAATAAGGTGGTGAAGTAAAGATTGTATCAAAATGGTTTTCATACTTTGTAAAATCTACATCTTCAGCAGGTGAACAAATTAATTCTACTTTCTTTTCATTCTCAAATATTGTCCTATGTTTCTCATAAAACTCGATTTGTTTTTTATAATTTGGATGGTTTAAAGTGTTAGGGTCTATACCAACATAATGTTCTGTAGTTTCACCACAATAAAATCCTGCTAACCTATCACCCCAACCAGCACTAAAATCAAGTACATTAACACTTTGATGATAATCATAGAATGCTTTAGCAATACTTGGTTTAAATTGAGATGCCACATACTTTCTTAATGTTGTAGCCATTCTGATTGATTGTTCATCAACCTTTGTTAATACTTGTTCCAATGAATAGAATGCCCTAACAATTGTTTTGATACCCTTTACAGTTTGCCATGTTTTCCAACCACTTGGTGTTCGTGTCCAATCAACTTTCCATCTTGTTTCTATATGAAATGGATTTGAAGCATTATTACCACTATTATCTCGTTTGAAATACATTTCAGATAAATCATATTTCGACTCCGTTTCATTTCGTGGGAACCAACCACTCTCTACTAATAATTCTGGCCACCTAATACCTTTTAACTTATTCAAACTATCAAGTGTTTGTCGCTCCGATATAACTGGTATTGGTGGCCTATATGTGTGTAATACTTTTGATAACTCTTCAATAACATCTTCTTTTTCATAAGTTTTCATAATGGATTGCCATTCTTTTTCATCAATAAAAATATATGGTTTCATATTATAAAACTTTTGGAAGTGTTCTTGTATTGTCATCCTAAATTCCCATACATATCTTGTACTTTTTTATCATAAAATTCTTTTCGTTTCCTATCACGATATTTTTGACGAGCTTTTGCCTTTATCTCTTCTGAATTTCTTTTGTAGTGGTCCATTTGCCACTTTCTTTGAGCTTCTCGTCTTTCTTTTTCTGTATAATATTTTTTCTTTCTACCCATGAGTTTTTTCTGCCATATGATTTAATCTATTGAATGTAGTTGCCAACCAACTTTCAAGATTAGGTAAAGCAGTGTACAACTTATCTTCTAAAAACATTCTTTGAAACTTATGTTTTACCATTCTCTGAATTGGTTCTCCTGTGATATGTTGAGTTTTTTGTTTACTACTACCACCCATAACACTATCGGTTAAATCCATTAGTTTCTTATTTAAAAGTAATTGTTCTTCATTATTTACAATAGTTTCACATATTTTGTATTTTTTTCGGTTTGCTTTTGAACTCTTCAGAATATCTTCTATAGAATATTCATGTGGGGATTCAAGGAATGGAAATACTTTCAGTAGTGTTTTTAATCCAGCACCTTTTATACCTGGTATCCCATCTGATTTATCACCATCTATAGTTCTGAACAATAAGAAGTTCTTTGAATTAATTCCATATTCATTCACAATTCTTTCTTCATCATACATCAACTTTTTCGTTGGTGAATAAACTTGTATTCTATCATCCACCAACTGAAGAAAGTCTTTATCGGTTGACATAATTGTAACCTTATCATTAAATACATGCTTAGCTGCATAACCAATAACATCATCTGCTTCTACATTTTCAATGTTCATTAATGTTAATGGTAAACATTCAAGATACTCTATTACTCGATTCAATTGTCGAATCATCATCTTGTGTTCATCTTCTCTTGTAAGTGAAACATCTAAGTGTCGATTCAATCTAACTGACATTTTTCTTCCTGCTTTATATTCAGGAAAAAGTTTTCTTCGGCGGTTAGACCCACCTTTACCATCAAATACTATGATAGTTCGAGTAGGTCTAACCATATTAATAGTATAACCAATTGACCTTAAAAAACCTACTATTCCACCAATGTGAATACCATCCTCATTAGTAGTAGGTATCGCAGAAAACACTCTAATAAAAGTGTTTAACCCGTCTATTAATAAAACCGAGTCATTTGGTTTACCACTATCAACTTTTCCGCCAGATTTTTTAATCTCTTCGAGTATCGATAAGTGTTTTTTACTAATCACCGATAACCTCATCTGTGAACTCTACATCATCAATACCAAGTTTCTCTTTGTATTTCAATATAACCTTATCACAAATGATTTTATATACGTACTCTCTCAATTCATCATCTTTGGTAATCAACTCTTCCCAATCTTTTGATAGGAATTTGTGGTCTTCACCATTCTGGTCTGTGAGAGTATACCAAGCACCACCTGATTTAACTAACTTGTGTTCTTTCAACACAGTCAACCATGCACCATAATTATCAATACCTCTATCAAAGTACATATCATAATCTGCATGTCGTAAAGGTGGACCTAATCTATTCTTAACAATCTGTGCTCTACACTTCATACCAAGAACATTTTTTGCCGTATCTTTAATTTGTCCCATATTCTTCAATCTAATTCTTGTTGAAGCATGGAATGGTAATGCTTTTCCACCACTTGTAGTCCAGGGGTCTCCGAACATTACTCCGAGTTTTTGTCTTAACTGATTTGTAAATACTAAAGCTATTTTCTGTCTACCAATCATTTGAGTAATCTTTCTCATAGCTTTAGATATAATAATAGCCTTGGCTGTTGCCCAACCATCCTTATCAAAATCTGCTTCTAACTCTACTTTTGTAGTAGCGGCTGCCAGTGAATCAACTAATATAGTAACTAATCTATCTTTATCTGATTCTCTAACTTTGGTTACGATTTCTTCAATCGCTTCAAATATATCTTCTACGGTTTCTAAGTGTAGGTATAACATTTTATTCATATCAATACCAATCACTTCCATAAACTCTTGACTAACTGAAGTTTCAGTATCTATATAAACTGCGATACCACCCTTTTTTTGAGTTTCTGCTAACATATGAGCCCCAAGTAGTGATTTACCACTTGATTCCAATCCGTTAATTTCTGTGATTCTACCTACGGCAATTCCACCATCAGGTTTATTTGATATAGCTAAATCTAACATAGAACTACCTGTGGATATAAAATCTTTTATATCTGTTGGTGTTGTATCACTTCCATCTAAGAAGTATGCTACCTTAGTATCTTTGAACTTTTTATTTAAACTATCGGCCAATGTTGTGGCCAATACATCATTTACTGATGCCATCCTAATCTCCTTAAGTTAATAATAGTGTGTGGTTATGGGTTACAATAACGGCCCAACCTCATATTATATTGTTAATTGCCACACACTATATATTGTTATTATTTACGAATTGAACAATTCATCAAACGCATCTGCTGAATTACTTACTGTCTTTGAGTTTGAAATCTCTGAAGTAGAAACTTTTTCTTTTTCTTCTTCATCTGATGATGAATCATCACTTGGATTCAACCACTCATTCAATATATCAGTAAGGTCATCATAAGATAACTCTTGATAGATTTCCTTAATATCTTGTTGTGTTTTTACTACTTCAAGAACTTCAGGTTCATCTGAAATTGGTGTTTGATTAGGTTTAACTCTGATTTTTGTTGTTGGATAACTTGCTCCAGTCTCTTCTGCTGAGATGAACTCAACAACAACATCACGACCATTTACAGGGTCTGTGATATCTCCATAATCAGGGTCTGCGATTATAGAAAGTAGTTCTTGATAAACTGTCTTTCCAAATCCCCAAAACTTCACTCCTTGTTTCTCTTCACCTCTAACTATTACTGGTGCAAAAGTTCTCATTTTAGCTTCAAGTTTCCTTGATAACTGATAATCTTCTTTCGAACCACTTGCTTTTAGTTTTTGAGCAAACTCCTCAATTGGGTCTGGTCTACCAAAAGAAATTGGTGAAAGATAAGAACGATTGTTCAAATTGTAGTGAAAGAATAATTCAATAAAAGGATTATCTTTATTGAAAGCGTAAGGAACGATTCTGATTTGAGTTTTACCTGGTTGTGGCTTCCAAAGACTGGAAGTACGATTGTTCGTGGTTTGTAACTGATTTAATCGTTTTTTAATTGCATTTAAATCCATTATGTATCTCCTATTAGTTTATGTTTATTGTTTATTTATTAATGGTATCATTTATCGATACAATAATAAGTATAACCGTGTTTTGCTTTATTACAAAATATTTTCATTTTTCAAAAAAAAAATGGCCACCATTGTTTTTTAAGTTTGTAGTATAGTGGAAACTAAAAATCGCTGGGGCCATTTTTTAAATATTTAAATTGGAAATCTTGGGAATGTGAGATTAACGATTACTCACAACTTAAAGCTTGGATTTTTTAGTACCTTGTACCTAATACCCATCAGTTACGATGATTCTTCTCAAGATGGTTAATCTCATTGAAGTGGTTACAACACCTGTATTATTGCTTTATCTCTCCAAGTTTAGATTGGTTCAGCCATAAAGTGGGATTTCAGTTTTACCCTTACCCACAACAAGGTCAATAGAATCGTTTCTATTGTTTTTCTTCAAGTACATTAGATTATTGATGTCTCAACTATCCCACCATTCGGCTTTGTAGGTTCACCACGAACTAATCTTGGATTGCGTTATGGGCTTCTAAAGGATACCCATTATTCTGCCAATTCCATACAGAGTTAATTACTCTCTGTACTTTCCGATTTCTCAATTGTCAAAAAACTTTGTATCAAACTTGATACATTAATATATATGTATATAAATTCTCAAAATACATTTTTTTTTATTTTTTTTAACTTATTTAAGTTTTATAAAAATAGTATCTTTGAACTCTTTATACTTAGCTGTAATCTTAATAGTCTTACCTTTCATTTCAGGTAAAGGTCCAAACATTGTATTAACTACACCATTGTTGGAATATGTATATGGATTAACAACTTTAAAGTCATCAGATGTTATACCATTACTCCATTTAAATTTCTTCTCAGTAGACCATACTACTCTTTCATGTTCATCAGATTCAACCTCACCAGTTAATCTAACAAGAGTTTGTTTTATATCACTTAAAACTAATTCATAAGTTTTATGACCTACTTTTTTTAAATTATATCTTTCATGAGGTTCTATTTTTATTTGTGCAAATAAAACATTAACAAAAAATATTAATAATAACCATTTTTTCATCTTTTAACTTCTTTCCATATAGTTCACTTGAACTTCATTAAGATGATAATCTCTTTCTGAATATTCGAACTCATCTTTAATGTGTTCTTGTGTTTTTTCTGCAATAGTATCTGCAAACCATCTTGCATCTCTATTCTCATTCTTTAATGCCTTCTCACCACACCCTTGTTCTGGTGTGAAAATCTCCATAGTTACATTTACAAAATATCTTGCCATAATTTTTCTCCTTTACATTTCCAAAGAATCTAACCACTCTTCTATTTCTTGTGGTGTCATTCTTCCATCTTCTTCAAGAGCTTCTCTTTGCTCTTGTCTTGTTTGTGGTCTACCATTTAAATAGGTCGGACCTATACCAGTTTCGGCTTGGAACTCTATATCGTGTTCTGGTAATCTACCAGCATCTCTATTCAATTCATAATTCATACAACCTAAAGCGAAAGTTCCCATATCCATAATTAATTTTTCCTTTTTATCATTATTATCATACTATAATATAACCATTTCTAACATTAGTGTCAAGTCTTTTTTTTATCTTTTTTTAATTTAATTATACAAGGTATGCATAAATTTGGATAGAATATAGTCCCAACAAAATCCGTAGTGTTACAATTATCACATTTTTCCATACTATAAAGTACGAAATATTAGGCATTATGTCAAGTCTTTTTTTTATTTATTCCACTCGTGTATATCAACGATTTGGAATATCTTTGTAGGTACTACATTTAAACCAGTTTCATTAGTTAATAGTAGTGTATTTTGATACTCTGTCCAATCTACATTAAATCGTTTATCTAAAACTCCATTATTTTTACTTCTGATAACTTCATTTAATGCATTGATTGTGTAGAGTGTGTTTGATTGTTTTTTTCTGTGTAGTGAGATTGTGTTCTCAATATTTTCTTCATAATTATCCATAAACTCAATATTATATGTACAAATTAATTGAGTTAAATCATCTTGGTTTTGAAAGATGTAAATTTTATCGTATAGTATTTCATTACAAGATATAATAATATCAATGGTTTCATTTAATCTTGATTGTCTTGTGAATGTACATAATAATTGTGTTCTCATTATCTATTTCCCTCTTTTTCAAAACATTCCTGCATCTCTTTAGACCAATTATATACAGTTTGTAATTTACCTGTTTTACCAGTCTTGGTTCTCATTACCTTTTGACCAATTTCTATTCTTTTATTATCGGCTGTTATCGCATATACGATTCGTTTACCACCTGTTGTTTTTCCTTTTTGTGTTCCACTAACACCCTTTTGTTCTTCAATTGGCCCAACTTCAAAACGAACAATAAAATCATTTTTATTTTTAACATCACCACCCATACACTTAGTTAGTGTTTCATTATCAACTGCAAGTCCACCATGATTAGTTTCATACATACCTGGATATTTGTGAACTCCTTGTTCTGAATTAGGATTAACTGCCTCTAAATGAAATTGTTTCCATACGGTATTGGCTTCTAATAATGTTCCCAATCCTACCTCTTTACCATCAATCTCTATTTTTATTTTATCATTGTTTTCAATAAAATCTCTTTGTGCCTGAAGTGTTCTATTTCTGATATCTTCTAATTGAGAAAATATATCAGGTGCACCTTGTTCAATAAATCTTGTGTTTAATCTTTCCATCAATGTTACTTGACCATCTGTAGGTTCTACTTCTTTATTTTCATCACTCATAAACTTAAGAAATGCCTCTAAAGCTTCTTCATCTGATGGATTGTTTGGGTCGGCACCTTCTGGTAAATATTTTTTTAAATTTTTATTAATCTTACCAGTAGCTCCACTTATAACTCCTGGGTCCCATTTAGATTTTGTTGAATTTTTATCTGTACTTCCATCAGGATTCTCATCATTCATAATACTCTTGAGTGCATCTTGTGGTTTTACATTTTTTAAGAACCAATTACCTGGTCCTGTAACAACTTCTTTTAATTCGGTTTCAATTTCATTAAGTGTATTTACTAATTCTCTATTTTCACCCTTGATTGCTTGTCCTTGTTCTTCTGTTATTTTACCATCTTCAACCAACTTATCAATATTTTTTTCATTTGCTTCTGCCTCTGCATTTGCACTTGATTGTGCAATAATAGCTTCAGTACTATCTTTATCAGAATGGAATAACATTATCACTTTGTTTGAATCTTTATCAAATACTAATGTGGCTGTATCGGATGGATTATCTCCACCACCACCTGACCTAATTAATTGTTCGGCTTCTTCTTGTGATATTTCTGTACCATCTGGCCCAATAACTTGTTTACCCTTTATATCATTAACCATTGCATCAAATGATGATGAATGTCCATAATAGTTTTCTGTCTTTGAGTTTTTAAATCCATTTTTCTTCGCAGATTCAGTAGCCTTTTTATGTTTTCTTTTTCCACTTCTTACTGCCAAAACAACTTTACTATATAAACCTGCCTCTTTTTTATGTTCTTCAGGTATATCATCTTTCTTTATTCCACCTACAGGTTTTTTACTACCTGAATTTCCATTTTTCTTTTTACTTTTGAATAATTCTGAATCACCAAATCTCTTATACAATATATCAATAAGTTCTTCTTCACTTAAGTTTGGATTTTCTTCTAACATCTGTGCAACTTCACCAGATACAATTTCATTTAATAATGAACCTGCATTACCTGGTGCAGGTTTGAATACACCCTCTACTTCTTTAAATCCATATTTAAGTGCTAAATTTTTAACTTTACTATCTCCACCTCTATCTATAGTGTTAGACATAGATACTTCTCCAACATCACCTTCTTCAGATTTTTTTTCTATATCATCATCGGATACACCTTGGTCTCCTAACCAGTTTTTTGCTACATTATATGCTTTTTGGTCTGATTTCTTTTTACCTAATAATGTTGAAACTTGATTTAAGTTTCCTGTTGTTGGATTCGTTAATTTGTGTTTCAATAACTTATCATCAATTTCTACTAAGGTATCTTTTTCAGAAGTAGTAAGATTTTTAATCAACTCTACTCGAGCTTCTACTGGCCATTGATGTTCTTGTAGTATATCATACAACTTCATTAAATGTTGTTCTTTAGTTAAATCAGGTATCCCATCACTAACTCTGAAACTTAATTCATTTAATATTTCTTTCCAACTCATTGTATTTCCTTTTTCCAATCAATAATTTTAATTGGTAAATTTAATCCCATGGCAACACCTAACATTAATCTCGTGTTTCCCCCTAATAAATATAATCGTTTTGATTTATCACGAACTACAATAGGAGCGGGAAATTTTGTTTTTTTGTTTAAACCATCGATAATTGCTTTATAATTTTTATAATATCCTTTTGCAAGTTCTACAGCCTTTTTCATTCTATCGTCTTCAGGAGTATCTAATATTTCACCCACATCTGAATTCTCTAAACTTCTTAACTCTTCTTCACTTGGATATTCATGTAATGCCATTTTAATATCTGCATATCCATCATCTTTATCTTTCCACATTTTTGGAAGTTTATTTTTTGTATAATCATTTTTAAGATATTCATCAACTTCATAATCCAATTCCTCTTGGCTATAAGGCCTCATGTGTGGATACTTTTTTAATGATTCATATAACAATTGTTTTAAACTATACAATGAATTTCTCCGTTATCTCTTTCATTTCGTGATAATTATCTCCCATGTAAACTCGTGTTGGATACTTACCATCATCTTCTAATATATCTTTTACTTTTTTCAAATATTCTAATCCGTCTTTTTTGTAATCAAAATCAAATAAGAACGCATCATAATTATAAAGAATTAATTTACTTGAGTTATCTTTAATTTCAGATATTAATTTATTTAATATCTCAATATTCTTTTCTGTTTCCATTAATTGTATCATATAATTAAACAATTTATTTGGATTCATATCAGGTAAATTAACCCTATGTATTTCTCTATTATAAATATCAGAAACTACTTTTTTATCCTTTTTCCAACCATTCCAAAGTTCTTGTATATATTCATCTACTTTACTAAAAAATGGATTATCTTTTATTTCATTTGTAATTCCACCATACAAATACTTGAATGTTAGAGCCTTACCCTCATCATAACTTAATCCATAAGTATCTGCTAAATGTTGGTGAACACTTCCATTTGGAAATTTATAATTAATTTTACTACCAATTAATCGTGGATGATATGCATCGTAATCAAACTCCACTAATACACCATTATCAAATCTACTAACAAACTTCTTTCTACTACCATCTTTTTTATTCAGAGCTGCAAAGTTCAATCCACCGAAACGATTACTTGGACGACCTGTTGAAGTGTATGGATTGTATTCTGAATATACTATACCATCAATGGTTTCTACTCCATTTTTTTCTACATCAGATAAAACTTCTAAGATTGTTTGGTCATGTTTATCATTCAAATAAGGTACAAAATCTTCAGATACATTTTTAAAATATTCAGCATGTTTTACTAATGGAATCACATCGTTAATATTTTCTTTATCATAGTGTGTTCTGTAATACCAATGGTGTGCTGTTGTTAAGTGTTTATCATTATCATAAGATTCATTTGTTTTCATATAATGATTCCAACTTAAATCTATCAATGTATCAGAACTTATCATCGTGTTGTGTTTGTGTGATTTTAAATCATTTACAAACTGGTCTTTATTAACTTTGATATGTTCTATTGTACCAAACTTTTCATTATGGTTTACAGGCACGATATATTCTCGTAGTAGTGTTCTGATATAAAAACAAGACACACGATTCTCTTTTGGATGTTTGTTCACATCCGATAAAACTTGTAGATAGATGAAGTGATTTTGATTCACTACTTTTTGTAATGTATCCCACTTCTCTTTCGAATTTACTATAACCATTTAACCTAATTTGTATTTTACAAAATTAACTATTTTTTCTGCGATGTTTATCTTGGTATATTTTTCCATACCTTCAAAACCTGGTGCTGAATTTACCTCACAAATCATATATTTATCTTCGTGGAACAACAAGTCTACACCTGCTATATCCAAATCTAAAAGTCTGGCACACTCACCACCAATCCACTCAATGTCTTCGTCAATCTGATAAGGGATTGCTTCTCCACCACGAGTTAAGTTGGCACGAAAGTCTCCGTCGATTGATTGTCTCATCATACACCCAGCGACTTTACCATTGATAACAAATACTCTCAAATCTTTTCCAAAAGAATCTTTTATAAATTCTTGTATAATAATATTGTAATAAGAATTAGATAGTTCTGCCATTTTGACCAAGTCCACAAATTGTTTTCTCTTCTCAACCATAAACACACCACTACCATAACTACCACTTAGTGTTTTAATAATCAAAGGATATTGCATACTCTTTTCTACCAAGTCCACATCAATCGGGTGTTTAACCAACATTGTGTTTGGAACTGGTAAATTAGAACCACCTAATATTTGTTGTGAATATAATTTATCTTTAACATTATCAATCGCATCACTTCCGTTAATCAAAGTAACACCCAATCTTTCTAAGTGTCTGATGATTGCTTTGATAAAATAAGTCGTTCCACTACCGGTTCTCGGTAAAACGAAATCTGGTAATGGAACTTGTTTCCCCTCGACAATGATAGATTTTCTATCATCACGATTTACAAATATATCAACATCTTGTGGATTCACTACACGAATCTTAATATGTTGTTTGTTAAATTCTTCAACCAATCGTTCGACTTCGTGGTTTTCTCCTAATTCTTTTTTATGTATTATCCAACCATTGATACTCATTTTTCTAAATAAATCTCACTCCATAATTTTGTTGTTTCAGGAAATGTTTTTAACATTATCTCTTTTAATCCTCTGGCATATTCTTGTATTTCAACTTGAGATGTTGCCTCATCTCGTAGTTCTATAAAGTTCATAATACTTTGAAATGATGCTGTCCACCAAACTTTTGTATAGACTGTAAGTGGTAAGATACTTCTGGCTTGTTCTTTTGCCATACCCATATCTAATAATTGTCTGTAACAAGAGATTGCAACATTCTGTCCCATTTCCCAAACCTTTTTTGCATTCTTTTGATTCTCCACTAACCCATCACTTGCCTGTTTGTTATCTTCTGATTGTTTTCTAAATTCTGTTGGTTCGTAGAACTCATCATATGGAACATATCTACCACTAATCTCATTCCAAGCATGGTCTTTAGTAACGTGTGAACTTGTTGTTTCAATTCCAACCACGTGCTTATACCATTGTCTCATCACAAACTCTGGTGCTTTAATTATAAACATACAATGTTGGTGTCTGAATGGTGAAAAGTGTTTATGTTTGATTAAGAATTTAGATAGTTTTCTATCTTTCTCTTCAAAGGTTTCACTTCTACCACCGAATGATACACGAGCTGCATTCACTGGTGTTAAATCATCACCAAGTGTATCCACCAATTCAATGTATCCTTTATCCAAGATATCAATTTTCATCTTGTTCTCCTTTTAATAATTGAGTAAGTCCCATTTTTCTTTTTCGTTTGTATTTGGTTGCATACCTTTTCCCCATTGGAGTCTTTAACCAAATTTTAATTGTAATCATTCGAATGAATGTATTTATAGTATTTAGAATTTTCATTATATAACCTTTGATTATAAATATAAAGTTTTCACTTCAAAATGTAATTTTTTTATCTTGCATATCGTGGTAATTTACTTGTAGTTTTTCCTTTGGCTGCATTATTACGAGCTTTCAAAGCTGCAATATCTTTACGAGAAGAGCTTTCAGGAGAAGAGACACCTTGAGCATATTTTGGTGGGTCAAGAGATTTTCCATTTTCCAATAGTTTAATCCAAACAACATAACCCTCGTCTGTTTGTCCACTAAAAATTATACTTGAAGAAACATAACCTGTTGCAACTTGTGAAGTAGTGGTAACTGTTGAACCATCTGGATTAGTTATTTTTTCTTCAGTTTCGGTTACAGTACCATAATCTGTTTGTGTGGTTGTGGTTGTGGTTGTGGAATTTGTGGAATTTTTTGGTTCGGGTTGTTGATAGATTTCCTCTACTTGTTGTACTTGTTCCTGTACTTCAGCAGATTTCAGTTCATTTGCGTTTACATCACTCGTAACAACATTTGTATCAGATGTAGATGATTCATTACTTTGAGAGTTTTTCTTTTTATCTCTCAATCTTTTAGCAATTGTAACATCTATAAAATCAATTGTTTGATTAGGGTCTGTTATTACATTTATCTCTTCATCGTCTGGAAGTGAACCAAGTTTTTCAATAAGATATTGCATATCAACTCTCATTTGTCCTGTGATATTGGTTGTCCATCCCGATGTATCAATACTATGTTCCATTGATTTAACTTGAAATGCAGCAAACTCTAAATAAGTTTCTGGTAAATAATCCACTTCAAACATATCAAATAAATCAATACCACCAATTCCTGGCATACTAAAACTGATTTCTAAAGGAACTAATGGGTCAAAGTCTTTTAATGTTTTTAATTTTTTACTTGTTAATAATAACATGGTTTTTCTATATGATTGAATCATTTGACCTGTTGGTGTGTAAATCATACCAGCATTTGCAGGATTGTTTTCATCAAACCAATTAAATGATTCACTAAACTCTATTGAAGATTCTTCATCAATCTTATTCATTTCTGCTTCTTCTAATGATTCTTCATAAGATTGGTCTCCTGTAATAGATTTAATAAAACTTGGAGCATCAATGATACCAAATTTACCTTGTAAATCTCCATCCTCAGCGGGAAGATACTTCATAATTTTACCAATACTAGCAGGATGAGAAATATCTTTCATGATTTGGTCTTTATCAGAATCATCATTTGGTTTCACTTGAGTACCTGATAATTGAACATTTAATAATGTTGATAATGCTCTAACTCCTATATCTTCAGGAGTGTTTGTGGTTTGTTCAATATTTTCAGAACTAAAATTTTTATTTGTGTGTAGTGCAGCCATAGTTGCCTGTTCTGCACTCAATCGAACTGAAGTATCAAAACTTTTCATTAAGGAATCTTTTCCATAATTTGAAAACACAAATGTTTGTTCTAAATCAAACTTTTTCTCTGGTACAAAATTATCTTTCTTTTCTCGTATTCGTTGTTCTGTTGTGTACCTATCAATCATACCAATCTTTCCACTATTATCAGTATCTATCACAAGGTCAAAATCCCAAAAGTTATTATATTGTGAACTAACACTTTTCCAAAAACTATTCAACCCACTATCTAAATTATGTATCCCACTACCAAATTGTTGTTTTAAAAAATCTGAACTAAAAACAAAGTTTCTGATAACTCCTCTTTCACCAGATTTCGTTTGTATGGCCCAATTAGGAAATCTACCATCATTTATTTTTTTAAAGTTTTGATAAATTTTTGCATAATTTTCTAAAACTTCAGTTCCCTCATATCTTTTTTGCATCAAAGAACCAACATTTCCAGTTAATTTTGGGTCCACATCTTCACCACCTTCAACATTGATTCCATCTAATCCTGGAATTTTACCTGGCAGTATTATATCTTTACTAATAGTAAATAAATTTTTATTACTTCTACATTGTGTATTTGCTGCAATAGTATCTACAATTTTACCACCACCAAGACCATCGTCATCAGGTTCAGTTTTGTAAGTGATACTCCTACTTTTCATTAAAGTTAGTAACTTAGGATTATTGTTTGAATTTTGTTCTTCATTTGTACCATTAGCATCTAAATCAGGATTCTTTTTTGTCCATGAAAAAAATGAATTAATAACAACATCTTCAAAAAATCCCCAATTACACCAACCCGTTTCACCATCATGATAAACTCCTGGATAACCAGCCTTTTCAAATTCTTTTATGTTATCATCTAAATTTGCCATAAATTTTTCAAAATAAAAATTAGAATTAGCGTAAACATCATTGAGTGTTTTTTCGTTTGTGTTCTCAAGAAGAACATCATTAATTTTTACATCATCAGAATTTTCTTCTACTTTACTTTTGAAAATATCCACTCCAAGTGAAACGATAGTAGTAGTGCAATCAAATCCACCATTTTGATTTATTTTATAATCAAATGATGTAATCTTTCCTATCATTGTATGATAATCACCACCCGCTTTTTTTATCTGTTCATTTGTAGCTCTATAAACTTTTATAAAATCTTCAACATCATCAACAGGTTGTTTATCTAAATGAATTCCATTATTTTTACTCCACCCAAATTCCACCATAACCATTTTACCTACTTTTAATAAAGCATTTTCATACTCTTTAAATTTTCTAATATCATAGAATTTCCAATTAATAACTGCTTGTTGAGTAGTACCTTGACCACCTTGAAATGAAGTAGTGATAGATGAAATACCTGAATGTGGTCTAAATATTGCATTAGCATCAGTTGTGAAAAAACCAGATTTAGAAGAATTCATTTTTTCATTAACAGCTAATGGTTCATTTTTATGAATATTATTTCGTTCTTCACCATTTTCAAAAGCACTTGATATTCTAAAAAAATCTGTATCGGTTATTTCTCCTTCATCATCCTTTTTAAAAACAGGACAAGTAACTCTAGCCCAACAAGCCTTTGTCATCATCTCATCCATACTAAAACCTCTGAATTGTGGATTTTGGTCGACAGGGTCAAGATTTAAATTCTCACCTATGTGTCCATTTTTACGATTTAAAGCTCTAATTCTATCATATAGAGTTTTTTGGACTGTTTTATCGATATCTTTAAACTGAAACATTACTGATTGAAATTAAGTTTTAATAATTTTTTATTAATATCACCTGTGTTTGCTGGAATTATAAGTTTTTGTCCAACTTGAAATTTTGTTTTACCTTGAAAATTATTTGCACGAGCTATAATCCACCACATTGTTTGGTCTCCGTAAAATCTATCTGCCAACCCCATTAAAGTATCATCGAATTTTGCGTAATAAATAATATCTGCATCACTTGGTGTGATTTCAGGATATTCAGTAGTTTTTAAAACTCTTTTATTAGTTACTTTATCTTTGATTATCTCTGTATGTTTATATCTTGCCATAATTTACCTTTTATTGTTGAGTGGTTGTCCCATTAGAATTCTTACCACCCCTTTGACTAAATCCATTAACATTTCGTATACCATCATTACTTGCTTTAGTTTTTGTTGCTGGTGTAGCATCATCACCGAAACTTCCATCATCACTTGTTAAAAAACCATCAAATGAAACACTTGTATTATCTTGTTCAGTAGAATTAAATGGTACTGGTGTTAATATTTGTTGAGTTAATGGACTAATATTTGTTGTTAATGTTGGTTTAGTAACAGGTTTTGGTGATGGTTGATTTAATGCATTTATAATTCTATCACCCATTCCATCAACACTATTCATAGCATTATCAAGTAAAGTTCTATCTACTTTTGGTGTCTTGAATGGTTTTTCTTTTTTGAAATCATCTACACCTCTTCCAACACCAGCTTTCATCGTATACTGTTCTGCTAAATGTTTAGCCCATCCACTTCTGGCTTCATCAGTCCTATTTACAGTTGTGAATCCTCTATCATCTCTTGGATACCTATCTCCAAATACACCAAAGTTTCCATTACCAACTCCAGAATCTCTTAAATGTTTAATACCATCATAATGTAATCCTAATGTATTAGGTAAGTATTTACCAACATGAACAAAATCTAAACTAACAGTAAAGTAATGTGGTATTTGTAATCCATCATCAATTTCCCAAGGCGTAGATTCGTCTGCCGTAATTGTGATGTTGTTAAAATATCCTGGTGTGTTATTAAACATATCACCAATAGTTAAATAAATATATGGTGCTACCATTCTTTCTTCATCATCTGTACTTAAAATCTTTTTAAATGTAGGCCAACCCAATCCGATTAGTGCGTTCATTTTTTCTTGTATTAATGGTATTTCTTGTTTAGTGAATGCTGCAACTCTAAATTCAAAATTAACATTTCGTGCAGCTCCATTATAAAGATGAACATTATCAGGTCTACCAATATATCTTTCAGTAGTCCATTCAGGAGTTACTGTATCGGTTACGTTTGTAATGAATGCTGGAAATATAATCCACTTACCATTAACTGCATCTCTAATTCTAAATTTTATAAAATCTGTTGGTAAATCTTTTGTTGATAAATTTCCAAACTGACCACCATAAGGCACTTGTAATTGATTTGAAACTCCTACTGAGTATGGATTTTTATTCAGAGTTTTAATAGTACCTTTACCAAGATTATAAAGTTCTGCCTCTTGAATATCTACTGACTTAATATCTCCCTTTGTTACATTTATATTACTTACGGTACTTTTTGGATATCCAGATTTCGGGCCTGAATCATATTCAAATATACTCTTTACTTCCTTATTATTAAATTTGTCTATAGATTCGTAAAATGCACCATTAAAATCAACATTTATATTATTGAATATACTATTTTCACTTTCAAATGAATCTGAATATTGAGCATCTGTTTGAGATTTTAATCGTTCAGATAGTTTATCAGAAGGTATATCATTATAATTCAATATAACATCTGATTTTACAGTAGAACTATTTCTTATTTGAGATTTAACCTCATCTGTAACAGATTGTTTTGGTAATGTTGTGTTTCTTAAATTATTATCTACACTTTTTGATTTCAATACCTCAATTCGTTCAGATTTGTTTTGTGGAAGTTCATCGTATAATTCTTTCTCTTCATTGGTTCGTAGTTGGCCAACATTTCTTTCTATTTCAGTATATGGTTCTTCGTTTATTAAACCATCATCTTGTTTAGTTTCTTCTAATAAATCATATGATGTTGGACTACTTGGTATTCTATTATCACCATAATCAATATCATCTATCTTATCACTAAAGATACTATTACCACCCTCTAATTCCTCTTTATTTGTTAGCATTTGAGTTTGAGATTTTAATAACTCATCACTTTCTGATTCACTATTTGGTATTCTATTATCACCATAATCAATATCATCTATCTTATCACTAAAGGTACTATTACCACCCTCTAATTCTTCGTTATTGATTACCATTTGAGTTTTTTCTTTTAATAACTCATCACTTTCTGATTCACTATTTGGTAATTCTTTATAAATCTTTGATTCTTCTTCTTTACCATCTTTACTAAATGGAACAGGTTCGTTTCTTAACTTATCATCCTCTGTAGAGAATCTTGATTCTGTTTGTTCTTTGTAATCAGTAGGAATGTTTGGATTTAAATCTCTTAATTTATCTTTTGTACTTTGTAATACTTGTACACTATTAACAACATTTAATGGGTCTCTAAATGCATCCACAACTGCATCAACTGCATCTCCAATTACTTCTGCAACTCCACCTGGATTTATACCTGATACAATTCTTCTTTGATAAATTTTTTCTAATTTACCATCATTTGCATTATTGTAATCATCTCTTATTTTATGTCTTGTTAAATGAACTGCTGGAATAACAGAACCTAATATACCAAGTGGATTATAAGTTCTATTTTTAACTCTTGCGTTTTGTTGTTGTAAAATAGCTTGTTTTAAATTAAAGATAATTCCTTTTGGTGTTAATGCAAACTTTGTTAATCTTGTAACATCTTCAGCTGCTCTAACAACATTTAATGCTAAACCACCTCTAAATATACCATCATCTAAATCGGCACTTTCATATCTATCACCAATTTCTTTTAAAATAAATGGTTGGTCAAATCCAAGATTATTTTCACCTCGAAGTGCATTTATACCACCAAACTTTTTATGTTGTCCTTCCCAATCTTGGTCAATTAAATTCTTTTCACCAATTGCTTCTTCAGGTAAATTATCTTGATTATTTCTATCAGGACCACCTACTTTTTGGTTCCAATTAAATTGTCTTATATCTTTTACTTTATCAAATAATGCCATGTTTTTATCCGTTATCTGCCATGTTTCTTCTATCTACATTACCTTTTAGTATAGCATCTAATATTGCCTGATTAGTAACATTAGTTTTTTCTAATTGTGATACTTGTGATTCTAATGTTTGTATTTGTGAACTAAATTGTTCATTTAAAGTTACAGTAAGTTTATCTGCAATCACTGTAGCTGTTTCAGATGCTTTTTGAGCTTCTGTTGAACTTGATGTTAAGGTTTTACCTCTATCTTTATTTTTTCCAAAAAATTCTTTATATAGTCCAATTGTACCACCTAATGCTGAACCCGCTCCTGCACCTAATGCAGTACCAACACCAGGTATGATAGAACCAAGTGTTGCCCCTATTCCTGCATATTTTGCTGTTTCCCCTAATATACCAAGTGATTTATCTGCACCACTACCAGGAGTTACCAGTTTTGAATCTCTAAGTTTATCTGTTCCAAAAGCAGCTGCTGTACCCATAAGAGCTCCTGGATTAACTCCTCTAAACATACCAAGGCCTCTTCCCAACATACCCTTACCTTTTCCAAGAATTCCTTTAAACATATTACCAACTTTTGCAAATAAACCTGGTTTCATACTTTGTTGTATTGAACGTTGAAGTCCTTTGAACATATTACCAACTTTTGCAAATAAACCTGGTTTCATACTTTGTTGTATTGAACGTTGAAGTCCTTTGAACATATTACCAGTTTTTGCAAATAAACCTGGTTTCATACTTTGTTGTATTGAACGTTGAAGTCCTTTAAACATATTACCAGTTTTTCCAAGAATTCCTTTAAACATATTACCACCTCTTGCAAATAAACCTGGTTTCATACTTTGTTGTATTGAACGTTCTTTAAGGAATTGTGCCATTGTTCCACCTCGAAATGACATTCCAGTCTTTCTATACATTTGTAAAAGTTTTGGGTTACTTTTGGCCACCAAATTAGCACCTTTACCAACCCCAAATAATTTACCCATTTTACCGAAACCTGATTTAAAGAATTTACCCATTCCCAATCCTTTGAGTAATCCACGACCTTTTGTTAAAAAGAACAAAGCACCAACTATTAATCCTATGTTACCTAACATTGAATCTAATAAATGTTGAATAACACCTAAACTCTTTTCCATCCTTGTAATATATGGTAAAGTAGGGTCTACCTGACTATCATCCATTCCAACTTCAAGTTTACCACTTGCTAATTTACTTAACTCCTCAACACTCACTCCAAGAGCTTGTGCAAGTTTTCTTCTTTGTAATACATTTAATTTTGTAAATTCTGCTTGTCCACCTAATTGATTAACAACATCTCTAGCTGCTCCTGCAACATCACCCTCAAGAGCTAATTGTCGAGCTCTGTTGAAGTTTAATTGTTTCCCTATCATTAAGGATGCTTCCATTTCAGATTGAATAGAAGATTCGAAATCTAATAATGAGTTTGCAATCTTAGCAGTAGTTGATAAATTCACACCCATTTTACGAGCTTCAATTGCAGCTCTTTTCATATTTGAAAGATTGTCTCCACCAAATGATGCAATATCTTCTGAATTTTCTGCTAAATCTGCGAACAACCTACCAATAGGAATATTATTTTGTTCTGCTAATTGTCTTGTAATACTCATTTGAGTTTCAAGATTTTCAGTTGAAACACCACCTGTTACTTGAAATTGTCTTAATGCAAATGCAGCATGTTCAGCTTGAACCCCTAATAATACTGAACCTTGAGCTATATCTTTTATAAATTTATTGTTTTCTGCTCTTAAAGTACCAAATTGTTGAACTAATGGATTAATTGCTGTTGTTTGGTCAACACCTAAAAATGTCTTTTGTATTAAATTATCAAGAACACCAATATCTTTTCTCACAATTTTAAGACTTTGTGATAAACTTGTCCCAACATCTTGAGTTACTTTTTTAACATCTTCAGCAAATGATTTAAGTGCTTTAGCTAAACCTAATGTAAACGCAACAAGAGCTAATTTTAAAAGTTTCGTAGGGTCTTTTGATATTTCTTTTGTAAATGCTTTAGCAAATAATACAGTTTCTTCAACTTTATCATTAAATTCGTCATATTTTTTATTAAATACTTCTCTAGCTTTATCTTGAGCTTTTGCTTCTTTCGTCAACTTACCAGTATTCTTAATATCTTCTTTAACTGCATCTGCCCTTTTACGAACCAAATCTAATGTTTCTTGAGCTATATCTCTATCTTCTTCAGCAAGAGTAATTAATTTCTCTTCTAAATCCTCAAGGTCTTGTAAAGCATCTGCTTCATCATAAGTTAATAATTGTTTTTTAGTACTAATATCATTAGAGTCTATTCCAAGTTCAACTATTTCTTTAAAAATATCTCTAGCTCTATCACTACCACCGAAACTATCAGCAGTTTCACCAATTTTACCTATTGCATTAGAATAAGATTTTGCCTTCCTATCATCAAAGTTAAGAGATTGAAGACTTTTAGAACTTATTTTTTCAATTTTTTTACCTAAATCATTAAAACCAGTATTTACATCATCAAGTGAACCCAAATATTCTTTGATTACACTCTTTTCTTTTTTCCAACCATCAATTCTTGATTTAGAAGCTTCTAAAGCTTTGGTATCTCCCTGTTCTTTGGCTCTATTGTATATTACTAATTCTTCATTAACCTTTTTGTCAAGTTCAAGAAGTTTAGCTCTTTCCCTAAGAATTCTAAGAATAGATTTCTCTGATTCAGATTGAGACTCATTTATCCTCTGTTGAATTCTTTCTGATTCTTTTAGAATTTTGTTCTGTTGTTTTGGGTCTATTGCCATGCCTTCTCTACTTTAAATAAATTTATGAAATGTGGATGTAACAATTAAAAAGAAAAAATTATTTAAATGCCTTTTCTAAAGCATTTAGGGCTTTGACAGCATGTTTTTGTTGAGCAGGTGTTCCATTTTTCAATAAATCTTCCATTTTATCATCAAAATTTTTATTTACTGATTTTTTCCACCTACGAAGAACATTATCAATAAAGCCTTCCATAGTTATTTTTTTCTTAGACATATTTACTCCGATTTTGAATATTATAAATCAATAATAAATATCACATATCAAAGATTTTATCTGTTTTGCATAGCTTTCTTTTGAGCTTCTTGTTCTTGTTTTTTAACTTTGACTAATTTATCGAGATAATATCTTCTCATCATAACAGGCATAGTGTAGACATCGGAAAAAGTGAAACTATTTCCGTAATTGATTAATGAAAAGATTTCGTCGTGAACTACTTCTTTATACTTCGGATTCGGGCCAAAAAAATCGTATCCCAATCGGTACATTAACCGTGTGGGACTCTCCTATTTGGCTTGTATAATCAGTTTTGAAGATGATATCAGGACTTATATCTGTGTAAAACTTTCTAAACTCCTTTGAATCTCTTGCAAGAAACTGATTTTGAACAAATTCGTTCACTACTTTTCTATCGGTTTCACCATCAACTGAAATGATTTGGTGTTTTAACCTTGTGGTTAATTCGTTTGAAACACCTGTAACTTGAGTTAATTTAGCTGTAGCTTTTAACTCTTCATCGATTTTTCTTTCATCTTGATGAGTAAGTAATTTGAATGTGATTACTCTTTTAGAAGTAGGTAATGTAAATTCAAATTCATTTTTACCATCTTTGAAAAGTTTTTCATCGATTTTTTTTGTTTTTAGTGAAGTTAAATCAAAAGTGTGTTCCACTTCTAATGAAGTATCAGGGTCTTCTAATGTTACGGTATAATCTTTACCATAACCCAACACTCTTGTACCTAACATAAGAGCATTTTTATCTCCAATCAACAAATCATCTAATTTAACTTTAGGATTTGCAATGACACTTTCAAGTAACTTATCAATTACTGTGCCCTTTTCGATTAAATTTGCTGAAGAAAGAATATCTTCTTCTCTTGCTGTCATGTATTTAACTTCTATTGTTCCACTACTTAATGGACTATCTTCTGAATATAATAAACCTTTTGAAGGTAAGGATAGTTCTTCGGTAGGAAACGCGTACTGATTTTCAGCCATTTTGTTTTCTCCTGTGAAATGTAATTAAAACCATATGTATATAACTATGTTATAACTTTAGAAAAATCTAATTTATTTTTTATTTCCTAATACTTTTTCTGCTCCTGCAATTCCAAAACTACCTAATGTAGTGAATAGGAATGAATTGTATACTACATCATTGATAACTAAATCTTTACCCATGATACCTGTTACAACATCTGCCATCGCAAACAAAACCATTACTGTAAACGCACCGAAACCAATTATTGATTTCTCGTTATAATCATTATTATCTTTGAATATTTCCCACATTTTCATATGCCCTCCGAATCGGTTCTACGAACCGGTTATTGTTAAACTCTTAGTAAGAAAGTATTGCGTAATCGTAACGAAGTGTTAGAGTAATATCTGCCACATCTGTACCATTAGCAAAATCTAAATCATTGAAGTTAGCTGATTGAATGAAAGCACCTTTCAATACCCATTCCTCAACTTTATCACCAACTGGTCCTAACATATTGAAAGTAATATCTTTCTTATAAAAATCAGCATATCCATCACGACCTGTTACTGATTCATGGTGTAATCTTACCCACTCCATAACTGCTTGTGCTCCACTTGGAACGATTGGGTCGTATAATGTGATTTCTAATGTTTCCCAAACACCTTTACCTTTTAGGTATCTTTTAACATTGATGTGATTTAATTCTATTTCTTCAAATGTAATATTTGGTCTATTCGCGGTTTTAACGAAATATGATGGAATACCATCGATATACATAACGAAACGATTTTTCGTTTTTGGTTCAAACGGTGTAAAAAATATTTCGTCTGTTGATAATATGTCGGCCATTTTATTTCTCCTAAAGTTTTGTTTGCCGTTATTCTTTAATACATTAATAAATATCAAGTTTGTAAAAAAAATGATATTGATGCAATAAGTATTTTGATATAGTTCTTAGAAGTTTTTTAGAAGTTTTTTAAAAAAGACTTGACTTGTATGTATTTTTATCGTTATATTTAAGTATAAAGAAAGTGAAAGGAAGTGATGTAAATGTTTTAATTTCAGTCATAGTTAGGTGTTAATATCGTAATCCATTTGGAACCTAATTTAAATAAAAAAAGCCCCACTCGAAAGAATGGGGCTTTTCTTTTATAAGTTAATTTATAAATTAAACTTATTCAGGAAATGCTGCTCCTGTCGGTTGTATTACGAAGTCTAATACGATGAACTCAGCAGTTCTTGTAGGTTGGATAAATATCTGTCCTACTAACTGATTTCTATCAACAACATCTGGTGTGTTGTTTGAATCGTCCATCACAACTTTAAACGCACTCAAACCACTATTAGCTTGAACTGATTCTAAGAATGGATTTACTATTCCTAAGAATCTGTTTCTTGTTGCTGCTGTATTTTGTTCGAATACCAAGTATCTTGAAGAACTTGCAATGAATTTACGAAGTCTAATTAACAGTCTTCTTACATTGATTCTATCAAGAGCAGATGGTTTTCCTTGTAATGTTTTTTGTCCAAACACTACAACACCTTGACCTGGGAATGAAGCAATCGGATTAACTCTGTTTTCATACAAGTCATCTCTTTCTGTATGAGTTAATCTTGTTTTTGCTTCTAATACTGAGGATAAACCACCTCTGTTTAATCCAGCTGGTGCGAACCACTCATGAGCTACTTGGTCTGTGAAACTAATCACTCCAGGTAACACAACTGATGGTGGAACCCACATTGGTTTATTTTTAACAGTATCTAATATCTTAACCCAGGGATAGTAAACACCAGCGTAGTTGGTATCAAGTGTTTTAACATCTGCAATTGCATTTGTTACACTTCTACCCCATCTTGAACCATCCATTACATAGAATGCATCTGCACGAGATTCTACTTTACTAATTCCGTGTTGTGATACTGAACTATGATATTCATGGATAATACCAGGTGTTACTAATAGGTTAATATCAAACTCATCAGGATTTGAAACTGCATTAATTGCTCGTTTGTAAGCAATCGAACCACTTTTTAGTGCTCCACTACAATCAAAACCTTGTGTGTTTGTACTTGTAATACTATTACCAGTTGCTTTTAGTGTTGTTGGATTATCTCCATCAAAACCGCCTTGGAAAGGAACAACGAATTTTCTTTGTGCTTTTGCAGATAGTGCAAGAGTGATAGCTTCAGAATCATCTGAGTATGTATCAGCTCCTATTGTACTTGCATCGGCATGTCCATTCATATTCTCAAGTGAGAATGCTGCGTTGTTTCCACTTCCAGCACTTGCTGGTAATGGTGCTAAATACTGTTGGTTATCAGTATTTCCAAAATCCCAACCATAATATACATTTTGGTCAAAAGAACCATTTGTATTGGTTTGTGATGTTTTAAATGAACCACTTGGGATTGTTGTAGTACCAAGAACTGGATTACTTGCTGCTGCAAAACCATGTGGTACTAATGATTCATCAATACCCTCAAGTTGTGTTTCGTAATCACTTAGATAAACATGAACAGATTGATTTGGCCAATCACCATTGTAGGTTAATTTTCCATTTGAATCTATTGTTACATATCTATCACCGATTGCTCTTGGTGCAAAATTTATTGAATCTGGGTCAAAGTTCAGATTTGGAAATTCTTCAAGAACTTCACCATCGTTGTTTTCACCAGGATTATTATTCAACACTCTTAAAGTAAATGAACCATAATCACTACCTGGTACATCACCAGCTGCAGTTATATCTGCTATAGCAACTTTGAAATCATCGTTTACATTTGTACCATGTGAACGAGTATTTACTTTAAACAAATTCTTTCTACTTCCACCACTTAATTGTGATACGATGTAAGGTGTTGTTGCTACTGCATAATCATGTGTGAAATCTTCACCAGTTGATGTAGAAGCACTTACAACTCTTATATCGTTTGTAGAAGTGTATCCAGAAGTTGATGTTGTATATTTAAATTGTTTATAAACATAAACATCGTGGTTTGTGGTTTGTGGGTCTGTACCATAGATTTTAGCAATATAGTTTGCAGAACCTGTATCAAAAGATACTGATACTGCACTATTTGCTCCTACAGTTAAAACTGTATTTGCCCAATCTGCACTTGCATCAACAGAAGCGGATGCTGGTCCGCCAATATCGAATGATGGTGCGTTTCTTGATGGTTTTAAAACTGCAACAGTTCTATAATCACCATTTGATTGTGAGACTTCAAATCTTAAAGTACTTGACTGATATCCACCCAAACCTAAAACACGAACTACGGTAACCGTAGGTGCGTTTTTAATATATTCTTGTACAGTGTAAGGTACATAGAAACGAGTATCAACACTACCAAAGACATTTTCAAATTGTGAAAAGCTTGTTATCTGAGTTGGAACAAAAGCTGGACCTTTTTCTGTTGGTCCAATAATAGCTGCTCCAATTTCAGCAATACCTTGTGGTAGAAATGATAAATCCTTTTCTCGTGTAAATACACCTGGACTTACTATTCTTTCAGCCATAGTTATTCTCCTATTGTGTAATTAAATTACATTCAATTATTATATATCGGAACGATATACTCGGTTAATAAGTATCATTTAAAAACCTCAAAATCAATTGAAGTGGGTAATTTTTTTTACTTTTCTTCGTTTATTGGTGTAAAAACTCCTGTTTCGGCATCGAGATTACCTGAACCATATTTTTCATTTAAAGTTTTTACCAAATCTTGTTCAAATTTCTGAGTATCGATGTATTTCAATTCTACTTGAGATTCAGCTTCATCAAGTTGATTTAATTGTTGTTCTAAAGAAATTCTTCTTAACTTTAAAACTCCAAAATCATTTTGAACTGCCTGATATGTATTTCTTAAATCTGCAAGAGATGTTAATTCATCTTCTGTGAATTTGATTTTTTTATCTTTCGACATTATAACTCCTATAACTTGTTATTACTATATATAAATATAAAACTATTTGTTCAAACAATCACAATTCTTTTCTATGTTTTCCACTTTTTGTGATAATTCTTTTACAGCTTCAATTAATACTGCTGTTAATTTTTCGTAATCTACAGTCTTATAGGTTTCATCTGAATCTGTAATTAATGGTAGTTTATTTTCTTTTACTAATTCAGGTAATACTTTTTCTACTTCTTGTGCAATTACACCAATATCTCTTGTACCTTGTTTACTACCAACATTCCAATCATAAGTTACACCTCGTAATTGATTCACTAATGATAAACCATTATCAATAGTTATAACATTATCTTTTAATCTTTCATCAGAAGGTGTTGATGAATAAGCAATTACATCAGCTCTAGCGTGGAATGTACCACCATCAGAGAATCTGAAATCTTCAACATTATCAATTCCAACTTTAATCATTGCATCAGTTCCGAAATCAAAATACTCATCGTTTGTGGCTGCACCTATTTTACCTGAAGTTATAAAGTTTGCGGCTGTTAATGTACCACTTGTAGTATCATCGGCATTATTTTTTAAGAATGCATCATCTACATTTAATGTATCACCACTTAATGTAATGTTTGTACCTGCAACTAAATTTGTATCATCACCAATGTCAATTGTGTTTCTTGTGATTGTTTGTCCACTAATTGTAATATAATTTGGTGTTCCTGAAAGTGTTACATCAGTAGAGTTATCTGTTCCAGCTGCATCTACTCCTAATGTTGCTCTTGCAGTACCTGCATCTGCATCATCCACAAGAGATTTACCAAATGTGGATATTGTTGTACTTGCTGGAAGTGATAAAGTTTTGATATCTGCATCTACTTCAGAATCCATCAAAGCACCTGCTGAAGTTACATTTGCTGTAGTAACAATTGAACCAGAAATTGATGCAATCAATGTACCTGTATTAACCGCTACATCATTTGAGTTTACAGTTATATGTGTTCCTGCCCCAACATTAAATGTTCTATTTGATGCAATTGTACCACCACCAGTTAATCCACTTCCTGCAGTCAATGTTACAGAAGTATGGTCAATGTGTTCATTTGCTACAAAACCACTCAAGTTATCATGAACGATTTCAGAATCATTTGTAGAAACAGCATCTGCTGCAACAGTAATACCTGTACCAGCACCAACTGCAAAAGTTCTACTTGCGGCTATTGTACCACCACCAGTCAATCCATTTCCAGCAGTTAGTGTTACTCCACTATGGTCTATGTGTTCGTTAGCAACAAATCCACTTAAATTATCATGAACAATTTCTGAATCTGTAGTGGATAGTGTATCACCTGTTAATGTAATACCAGTTCCACCACTTAAATTTGTATCATCACCAATGTCAATTGTGTTTCTTGTGATTGTTTGTCCACTAATTGTGATGTAATTAGGTGTTCCTGAAAGTGTTACGTTGGTTGAGTTATCTGTTCCAGCTGTATCTACTCCAATTGTACTTCGAACAGCTGCAGCATTTGAACCTGTTACAATCGCTTTACCGATTGCAGTTGCAGTTAATCCACTTAAAGTACTATTATCAGTACCAGTTGCATCTACTCCTAATGTTGTTCTTGCTGCTGATGCGTTTGCATCATCTACTAAACTTGCACCAAATGTTGAAATTGTTGTACTATTTGGTACGGTTAATGATTTAACACCATCTAAATCTGTTAGTTCAGAATCCATTAATGCACCTGCTGCAGTTACATTCGTGGTATCGGTTACATCTGCACTTGCCTCTATACCATCAAGTTTTGAACCATCAGAAGCAATATCTCTACCATCTACATTTCCACTTAAAGTAATACTACCACTTACATATAAATCATCACTAAATTGGAAATTAGTACTACCATGATTCCATTTTAAAGTTTCATTTGCTCCACCGATTAATAATCCAGCACCATCTGCGGCTTCTGAATTAGCGGAACCACTTGCAACTTCAATTAATTTATCTTCAATTCTTAAATTACTTACTTGTAATTCTACTGCATCTCCCAATACATTTAAATCACCATTGATTGTAACATCATTTGATACAGTTACTGAACCAAATGTTACATTTGAATTTGTTGCAACTGCCTGTCCGATTGCTACATCGTTAGCGTTTACAGTAACACCCGTTCCTGCTCCAACATTAAATGTTCTTGTAGAAGCTATTGTTCCACCACCAGTTAATCCACTTCCTGCAGTCAAT